CTATGTTAAAAGATATAAGTTCAGCTGGTCCTAGACCTAGTTTTGTAGAAAAATATGTACCTGTTTATAAGTCATTGAATGATTTTAGTGACAATGAATTGCGTTTAACTAAACAATATGTTACTGCTAAAAACAAAGGACTATCAGATAAACTTGCATTAAAAGTAACTAAATCTAGTATTAGTCGTATGTTACGTACATCTGGAACTGACATATCAAAAACATTACCTTCAGTTGGTGACAGTGCTTTAACAAAAGCAGTAGAAGCTGCTAATCAAGCAACTGAAGACTTAGAATATTTACAAAGAGAATCAGGTTTATATGATGATAAGTATTACGGACCTGTAGATAGTCATGTAAAACAATATAATTTAATTAAAACTGCAAATGAAAGCAACATTGGTAAACAAATGCCATTTGAAAGTAGTGCTGAAATTAAAGAATATAACAAAATGGTACAAGATTTTGACAAAGTAGATTTATCTACTGAAACTAAACGTGCACAAAAATTAAGTAAATCATTAGACATATCACAAGAAAATATTATAGAACAAGGTAAAGGTGGTTTACTAGAAGGACAAGCTATGGGTACACAAACTAAACCTATGCTTACAGAAAACTTTGGTGATATGAAAATAGGTGGTGGATTTAAAACTAAAACTGAAGAAGATTTAGAAGCTGCAGCAAAAATAAATTATGAAAAAGCTTATGGTGATAATACAATACCTATTAATTTTAAACATCCAACTGCTGCAGGAAATAAAACTATAAAAGAAATGGGTTTTAATGTTGGAGATAAATTACCTGTAGGTATTGATAAAAAAGGTAAGTCAATATTTTTAAAAGTAGGACCTGAAGTTGATGAAGCAAAACCAATAGGTACTGGTATTACTTCTTTTGGTACTGATAGATTATCAGGTGTAAGATACGACTCAGATGTACAAGCTGAAAGAGCTAGTAAAGAACAACCAGGTAGAATAGAAATTTATGATAAAACAAAAAGAGAATACAAACCTAAACAAACATATGTACCTAGTGCTGTTGATGCAGGTACACCTACAATATCTAAAGCAGAATATAAAACACAACAATCATTAGTTGGTCAAATGAATCAATTAAAAGCAATGTATCCAAACGTTGCAAATAAGAATAATCTTGTTAGACTAGCGTTAAGAAATATGGAAAAAGAATATGGTTTACCAGTTAATAAAAAATTATTGTTAAACCTTAGTAAGTTTTTTTAGGAGTATAAATGGTAGCATTTAAAGGCGGCAATAATACAGGTGGTCAGAATGTAGATTATTATGATAATCCTAATTATGACCCTAAAAAAGATGGTAAGTCTTCTACAGATTACATTAAAAATTCAGCTAAAAATTCAGCTAATTGGGCAGAACAAGCTGAAGAAGCTTATGTTTCTGGTATTTCTGATGATTATCAGGCTGTTGTAGAATCAGAAGTTCAATCAGCTTACGATAAATCAAAAGCTGATAAACAAGCAAGCGAAACTGTATCTTATTTTAGAGCTAGAGAACGTGAACGTTTAAATCCTGGTGGAGTTGGTGGTCCACAAATTAATCCTAGGTTTAGTCAACCTGCATCATTAGATGATAAATTAGCTAAGTTTGGTTTTTCTTTTGACCCTGAAAGCCCTGATGATTATTATGGTAGAATGCCACAAGCAGAATTAACAAATGATTATTTTAGCACAGATAGAACAATTAAAAGAGATAGTTCTAGACCTGGTGTAGACCCTGGAAGTTATACAATATATGAAGAAACTGTTAAGTATAAAAAAGGTGACCCATTACCTAATACAGTAGCAGGCGTTAATCAAGACTTACAAGCACGTAAAGCTAGAACAAGAGATTTTGCTATGGAGTTTAAAGGGACTATTTATGATTATATTGAAGATATTAAATTAAAAACACTTGATTATGCAGACAGTGAAGTTGCAGAATTTTATAATCGAAGTGATGAATTTTCAAACTATGCAGATAGACAACCACTTAGTTATGCAGAATTAGAAGATAAATATTTTCCTGATACTGAAAGTAAAAAAGCAGCTAAAGCTGAACTAAGAAAAATGATTTCTTTTACTGATAAAGCATCTGATATAACTAGAAACTACAGTAATTTATCAGATTATGCAGAAACTGTTATTCGTACAAAAATGAATTCATTGCCTTTCCCTATTGGTATTGATGATGGTGGAGCATCAGTTAATGATAAATTAACTAAAGCTAATTATGAAAAAGGTATAAAAGAATTTCAAGCTTGGAAATCTAAAAAAGGTATTCCAAAAATAATAAGATTAATTTCTAAGTTAGGATAATTATGAGTAAAGAATATAAAGATATATTAGAAAAAACATTATGGACATTTGTTGAAGCATTTATTGGTGCATTAACAGTAGCACCATTAGTTGGTGTAGATGCTGATACAGTACAGTTAGCTGCAATATCAGGTGCGTCTGCAGCTTTAGTAGTAATTAAAGAGTTTGCTAAAAAACAATTAGCTAAACCTGTTAAGAAAGTGAGTAAGTAATGCCTGGACATTATCATAATAAACACGAAATATCTTTAGAAAATAAAGATGAAGAATCTATTGTAGAATCAGGTATTAACTTTGAAAAGATTGCTAGTCATAGTGTACTTACTGATATGGGATTAGTACAAGAACCTGTATCACATGGTAAAAGTGATGGTCAAGTATCTGTTAACTCAGTTGCTGCTGCAGTTGCAGCTCCTAAAATAGACGAACGTAACGTATATACATTAGAAGATTTATAATGGGAAGTCCTAATTACGATAAATTAGTAGGTGAAGGTAAAGCTGGTCTTGGTAAAGACGAACTTAAAAGGCGTGTAAAACAACACAATGCATTAGCTGAGAAAGCATTTGCTAGTGTTAAAGGTAAAGAACAACTTACTGCTGCTGATGTAGCTAACATTTATCGTGGTATTAAATTAAAAAATGATGCTAAATTAATGCAATCTATAGGTGATAAAACATATTCTTTTCCTAAACAAAACAATACTAAAACATTTTTAGGTCGTACTAAAGATGATTGGTCTAAAGCATGGGATATGACTGTTCGAGGATACAAAGGTACTCAAAAAAAATGGGCTAAAAATATTGCTAAAGGTTACAAAGTATTAGATGCTTTAAACTATGGATTACTTCCTGGTGGTGTTAAACCAGTAAATCCTTGGAGTAGTAATGCAGGTAATACTATTACACGTTTAAATAGTTCGCCAACCCTTCCAGTATGGGAAGATAGAAATAAAAAAAATAAGAATACTAAGTTATAGTACTTTCTCTTTTTAGAAATCCTTTTAATAAATCTCTTATAGCTTTACTATGTCCACTTGATTGCCTACCATCATATATATCATGATGCCATTTACATAGTATGGCAACATTATTAATATCATACTTACGTTTTTTGTTGCCACCCATACCTATGCCTTGTATATGTGCTAGCTCTAGCCACTTGTTATCATTACAATAAGCCCACTCACAACGACCACCTGCACGTTTCATAGCTTCTTCTCTTATTGGTGATAAACTTTCCATTATTCTTCTTCTAAACGTCTGTAATCTTTTACATGAGCATCTTGTTGAAACTCTGATTCTAATTGTTCTAGATGCCAATTGTAATCTGCTACAAACTTATCCATAAGAAACCTTAATTTTTTCATATCAGGTTGTACTTTAAATGTATCACTACCACATGCTTGATTAAACTGTGTAGCCCATACTTTTAAATACTTATGGTGTGTAAATATATTTATTTTATTTATGTCTATTTTCGCCATTTATTCCTCTCCAAAATATTCGTCAAACATTTTCTGTTCACAAGATACACATCTCTCTGTGTACATATAATCAGATTCAAATTTTTTACGACAATTTTTACATCTAATATCATACGTATTTGAATCTAATTGGCTACGCCATATGTTCCATTTGTTAGATGTATACGATTTATAATAATCATTCATTAGTTTCCTCCATATATAACAGTTTGTTTTTGTAATCTTTCCAACAATGTTTACTAGCATTCCAATGGTGCCATCCATCATTGTAAACTAACCAAGCA